GCCCCGTACAGCAGAAGCACTCACCGTGTAGTTGATGAACTCAGTCCAGCCGGCATGCGAAGACATGGTGTCCGCAGCCGCAAAGGTCGGGCTGGCACCAGAGATCAACCCGAGGAACGGGCCGACGGTGGTGTAGCTAGAACCTGACAACAGAGTATCCAGCATCAACTCTTTGCCCACGGCGTTAACCAAGTTGGGGAACTCATCCTGCCACTTGATGTTGCCATCAACGTCGCGGCAGACCACATGGTAGACGCCTTCGATGCCAACAGACTCAGCGCCCACGACATTGGACTGCATGGTCACCTGCGCGTGATCGCCAAAGTTAGAAAGTTCTTTTTGCCTGGTTGATCCTTATGTAACGCGAATTAGCGCGGTTTCTGGATTGGCGGCGGGGAACTGAATCTTGAAATCTTGGGTCAGGGTCACCTGATCGAGACCAAAATTCAGCACGCCAATCGCCTTGTTGCCCTGGGTGAAATTGTAAATGAGGGCACCCCGAACAGTAAACGTCGTGGCGTACCAAATTGGATCGGCAAAGCTGGCAAAACCCGACCCGTTCCCGCTGCTCACGACCGGCGTGAGCAGTACCTGCCCGCCCGCCGTGTACCCCGCGCTGGTGACTTCCCCGGTGGTGGTGTAGACGGTGGTTTCCGGGCCCAGCACGGCCGACGAGCTGTACAAGGCAATCTTGATGACGTCGTTGAGCAGGTCGTGCTGACCCAGCAGCAACTGCCCTTTGAAACTGGTGACGAGTCCTGCGGTGATCATTACTGAACCTTAAGTTTGACCTGACCATCCAGGTATGCGTCACCACGCTGCTTGCCATCGCCCAGGTTCTTCAGCAGCACCATTGCCTCTTTGTACTTGGCGTCGTAAACGGATAGCAGGTCCTGCTCGCCCTTCATGAAGGTGTAGGCCTCCACCAACGAGCCGTACAGCAGCGCGCTGTCAAAGTTGTCCCCCAGCCAAGTCTGGCCATCAGCCGCCGTTGTGATCGACTCGGGGAAGTAGTAATAGTGCAGCTCAACGGCATACGACGCATCTGGGGTGGGGCCGACGATAAACGACAGCTCATCCGAAATGGTTGCGCCGGACACCGTGGGGCCAAAAATGGCGTAGTACTTGGGCCGGCTGGTGCTAGACGCCGAAGGGTAAATCTGACGAATGTAGTTGACGTCTACATTCTTGAGGTAGTAGTAGTCCCCCAGTGCGTCAATGACGGCCAGCGAATACGTTGACAGGAAATCGTCAGGGGCGGAGAGATACTTGTTGCCCGACGACAGGCTGCCTGTCATGTTCTTGCGCAGGTTGGCAAGCTGCACCGAGTTGTAGATGCGCTGCTCAGCCTGCCGCACGAACACCGGGATGTTCGCAACAAAGTCACTCTCAAAGTTTTGAGTGTAGTCCTGAATAGCGGCGGACAACTGGGTGTAATTCATGTGATCTCCACCGTGACAGGGTCAAGCACTCCGGCGGCCCACAACTGTTTCGACAACGGCATGGGGATCATACCGATGCTTCCAATCGAAGAGTCGCCCGGGCTGCCCACAAAGACCGTCACAGCCATCCGAGCCTCAGGACGCGGCTGATACAGCGCCTGGGGCTCCGTGAGCGTCCTCTTGGGCTCAAGCTGCGGGTGCTTGGGCTCATAGCACTCCCGGCAGACCTTGAAGCCCTTCCAATCCTTGATGAGGGCGTTGAGCTTAAAGCGTTGCCCGCACTGATCGCACAGTGCAATCGCAAACTTGCCTGAAGCCCATCCACCGCTCATTCCTAGTACCCCCAGGTCTTAGGAACCGCGAAGTAACTCGACCGCTCCCGGTCTTCTGCAGCCGCGCGGGCAAATTCCTCTTCGTACATGGTCTTTAGCAACTGGATGCGCTCGGGGGCCTTCTTGACCGACAGGTAGTACGCCACGCCAGCAATCAAACACGGCAGAAAGCGGAAAGAGATGTCCGCAGTGTTCGTGAACGCCCCCGTATCCTGAATGCGACGGATGGCGTAGTAGCGGAAAATGTAGGACTGAGTGGCATCCGGGGCCGGGTACAAGAACAGCTTGGCCGGGGCCGTGCGCTGCACAAAGTACTGCGCCGGGCGAGACTGAGTGGTCTTGTTGGGAACGTGCAAGTACTCGGCGTAGCCGATGCGGTCAATCGTGATGTCCTGCTGCGTGGACAAACCGGAGTTGGTCCGAATCACCGCCGACAAAGCGTCAACCGTGTCATCCGGGAGCGTGTACTCCGCCTGCCCCGCAACAAGAGCCACCTGACGCTGCTCAATGGTCCACAGGTTCAAGCCCCGGTTGGCCCACTCTGCAAACATCAAGTTGATCGAGCGCAGTGCCGTCTTCATGTCATAGCCGTCGCGCACCTCAACGCCGCAGCGCTCATACGCCTCGACGATGATGTCATCGAACTCTAGATTGAAGGTGGACGTCCCGGAGGTTGCCATGATGATCAGTAGATCGTGGCCTTACGAGCACGGGCTGCGCCCACGCCGCGAACCTGCACGGTGTCGCCCTGCACAGACTTCTTGACCGGCTGATGGGTCGGGCCGCCTTGCGGGCCTGCGGTGTCCGCACCGCGTGCCGTCACAGCACCGCCCATGGCAAAGCCCTTTTTGGCAATGCCCTCACCGCGCATGGCCAGACCGCCTTTAGCATATTTCTTCATCATGTCACCACCACCTTTCCTAAATTTCATGCCCTTGCTGGACTCACTGTAGTCCTTAGCGACGGACATGGGAACACCCACTTTCTTGGCAAACGCGGGGCTGTGCGCCGCCGCATCCATCAAGCGCTTTTGCTTCTTACTCGTTGCCGGCATCGACATCCACCTTTTTGCGGCGAACAATCTCAGAGAACGGCTTGCCCGTGATCATCTCTGCAATACGCATGAGCGTCCACACAGCACCAATCAAGCCGAAGATTGGGGTCAGCAGTTGCAGGAACGAACCAATCGCTGCAAACACCGAAACGATGTCCAGCGTGTTCTTCACTACATCAGTATGTTGCGCCATCTCAGCACTTCCACGCACGCAGCGATTTGTTAATTCGGGAGTCCGGGTCCTTGGCAGTCTTCGAGCTGGTCAGCTTGCTCTTCATCCCCTCCATTCGAGCGCAAAAGGACGCCTTGCGTCCTTTGTCTTGTTTGGTCTTGGGGCTGGGAGCCGGAGGCTTGAGGTTCATGCCCTGCGCCTTCGCAGAGGCACGCCCCCGGGCGTTTAAGCCGCCCTTGGGATTCTTGCCTTCCTTACGCTGCCAAGCGGGAGAGGTTGCCATCTCAGTACATCTTGCACTGCTTGTTGCGGGCCATGCCCACACCACGCGGAGCCACAGAAGACGAAGGCTTCTGGTAGTCCTTGCGCGGGGCCTGCTTGGGGCCGCCTTTGCCCATATCCTGCTTTTGCGCACCGGGCTGCACTTCGCCCTGGTACTCAGGAATCGCCATTTTTGCTGCACGTCCCATGATGGGCTCCTTAGCCGTAGATGAACGTGACCGAGGTCACGTTCGTGAGGGTGAGATACGGATCGGCCTCGAACACTACACCGTCCGAGGGCAAAAGCGCGTACAGGTAGCCCGTCGCCGTGTTGGCCGGGGTGTCGAACTTGAGCAGCTCAGTGCCCGATGCTCCACCACTCTTGAAAGAGACAGAGCCCGGGCTGCCACCGAGCAGCGCATACACCGACTTGATGCGAGCACGAGGCAGACCGATACCGGTAGCCCCGGTAGCGGTCATCGTTTTCGCTTTTACGTCATACTGAAAGCCCATGGCGGACTCCTAATCAGGCCGTGCGGGTGAACACGTAGGCCGTTGCGCTGGAGAACATGATGGTGAAACGAGCGAGGCCGGTTGCACCAGCAGCGATGGTCAGATCACCAAAGCTACCGGGGGTATCAGCAGCAGCCGACGACAAGATGCCGTTGGTGGCAACGGCAATCGTCACGGTGCTTGCGCCAGCAGTGTTGTCCACATACAGGTCCATCACAGTGCCACGAGTGGCACCCAAAGCCGCGCCCAGCAACGTGCCGGTGGGCAGGGTGATGGTGGTGGGCGAAGCCGAAGTGGAGGTGATGTAGCCGGTGATAACCTGTGCGGCAGTGGCGACGGCCGTAGCGTTAATTGCAGCGGTGCTGGGATGGTTCTGGTCAGTGAAAACCAGATTTGTAGTGGTCAGGTCCGTCACACTGGTGCTGGCACCAAAGGTGCCATTGACAGTGACCGCGCCCGTGGTGGAGCTGATGGTGACGGATTGAAAGCCGTTCTGGGAACGAACCGGGCCCTTAAAAGTGGTGCTTGCCATGATGATTCCTTACATGCGAGTCGCGTAGTAGTCTGCATGTCGTCCGCCGGGTCGGTCTACTACGCTCGGGAGTCCCGGGCTTGGCACAATATAACCCAAAAAAAAGGGGGCCACAAGGGCCCCCTTTCACGGTTTTTGGCGATTTAGGCGCCAGGAGAACCGTAGATGCCGCGCGGGTCAGACCAGCCGAACGAATAACGCTCGCGGGCCTTGTAGCGCACGTTGCCGGTGTCGAAGTCGCCTTCGAACGCGGTGCGGATGGGCGAACGCTGGAACATCTTCAGACCGTTGGGCGCATCGGTGATCAGGAACCATGCGTTGATGTCGGTCAGGAAGTGGTTGACAGCGTAACCCTCGGGGATCAGACCCATGGACTTGATCGCGTTGATGTCGTTGTCGGCGGTGCCAGTACGCAGAGTGGACTTCATCAGTCGCTCGGCGGTGAACTGGAGTTCCTTCGGAACGATCATCTTGCGGGCGGTCAAGGCGACCTTCAGGCCACGTTCGTCCGTGAACGCTGCGATGTCGATGATGCCCTGTTCGAGAGAGGTCTCGTTCAGGTCAGCAGCGACGGCAGGGCGGTTGGAGAAGTCAGGGCCCAGAGCGGTCGGGTGAGCGGTAGAGCACAGAGCCACGCCGTCGCCGCCGGCATAGTTGCCGCCAGTGAATGCGTTGTTCAGCACAGAAGCGCCCTTGACCTGCTTGGTGTTGGCCATCGAACGAGCCAGAGCCTTGGTGTAGCGAGCCGACAGACGGTCGTAGAGGTTGTCCTCAACGGCTTCTTCGGTCAGCGCGAACGCCATGGCGATGGTCTCGTGGGTGTAGCGAGCAGTGAACGATTCCAGAGCGGTATCGTATGCCACGCCAGCACCTTCGGTCTTCACCGGGGCAGAGCCGAAGCCGGTCAGCATGACCTCTTCTTCGAACGCACGGTCAGAGCTCTCGATGGAGAAAATCTCCTCGTGCTCATTCTCGTAGCGCTTGTACTCCAGACCGAACAGAGCATTCAGTCCTGGCTCCAGTTCTTTAACGAGTTGGGAACGGGTAATTGCCATGATTAAGCTCCGTCAGCAGCAACACCAACACTACCGTACTGGTGTTGGTTGAGTTTTACAACGACCACTGCATAGCTACCCAGCTCATTGTCCGGGGACTCGTAGAGGCCGACGATTTTGAAGGTCAGTGCGGCAGTCTTGGCGATAGAGGCCGAAGACAGCGAACCGTTGGAAACACCAGAGGTGGTGCTGCCAGTGGTGGACGCGGTCGGATCAGCGTTCTTGCCAATGTTGGCCTGGGCCACTGCGCCATCAGCTTGGACCAGGAACAACTGGCTCGGGTCATCCAGCACTTCGCAGGCGATGATGCCTTGAGTGATGTTGATGCTACCGGGGTAGTAGTTTTTCCAGGTCGGCTTGTTCGCACGGGTGGGATCATCGTACTGCACGCCGTTGAACACGCCCGTGGGGGCAGCGTGGGTGGATGCGTCGTACTTAATGATGTAGCCGTCGTATACGACGACCAAATCGCCTTGGTAAATCGCCCCGGCTTGGTTGTCGGCAATCTGGTAGCCGTACTGCTTCTGAGCGCCAGTAGCAGACAGGTTACCAGAAGGACGCAGGCCAAAGGGCTTATTGACGTTTGCCATTTGTAGCTCCTAAAAGGGTGGAATTGCCAGCTTTGCGTTAGGTGGGCTGGCGGAACGTGGTGCGCGAATCCCGCTCGGGGGCTTGAATTCGCATTGTAGAGTGGGCGTTCTCACGCATCATCTCGTTGTCCACTGCATGCAACTGTTCCTGGGCCTTGCGGCGGAAGTACACGTTGCGCTCCTCAATGGTTTCCTTGGGAATCTTGGCGAGCAAGAGTCCGCCCACAGCAATAACGCCAGCATGTTTGCCGTCGTCCATCGTGGGCAGCATGCCGTGGTATTCCTCCGGCACGTCCTCCAGGCGCACGAGCTCATAACCTTCGCGCAGCTTGGAATAGACGTTTTGCTTGTCCTGGAAACCGTTGACTTCGGCGCGAATCCAACGGTACTCATAGCCCTCAGGGGCAGGCGGCGTGTCAAGACGGGAAGGCGGGGTCCACGGCTTGCGGCGTGCTTCTTTTTCACGGGTTGCACCGCTACGGGCAGCACGGTCAATTTTAAGTTCGCTCATCGTGATCACTCCTTCACATACTTGGCATATTCCTCAAGAGGAACGCCCAGCTTCTTAGCAATAGCAACCTGACTCGGCGACAGCCGGACAGTACGGCGCACACTATTCACTCCCGAACTACGGGTGGCAGGGGCAACAGCCGGTGCGGAACGCTGTTGTCTGGTAGGTTGGTTGGACGATTGCTCGCCCGCGAAGTGCTTGGGAAATTCATCCCGAAGTCTTCGGTCCAGTTCAGTATAGTAGTCGTCAGAAGACGGGTCAATTCCTTCTTCTTCAACTAATTGTTGATGAATACCCCACGCTCCGTAAGTGAGCATGCGGTTTTGACCAAACCAGGGGTTCTTCTCCGCCCACGCCTCTGCCCGGGGGTCCGGGGCAGCCTTAGGCGCCTGCTGGGGCTGGGCCTGCTGCTGGGGCGGCTGATAGGGCTGGGCAGTTTGCTGGGGCTGGGCCTGCTGGTTTTGCTGGCCCTGCTCCTGCAGCCACTGGGCCACCTGCCGCTGCTCTTGGACCATGGCGGCAAGGCGCTCCTGGGCCTCAATTTCAGTGTTCAGGTCGTTTTCTTCCCGGGCCTTGACGATGATCTGGCGCAAAGCGGCCTGCTGGGTATCCAGGCGGGCTTTGGCTTCGTTCAAGCGGCTGAAATCGGTGCTGACAAGCTTTTGCTGCAGTGCCTGGGTCTGCGTCTGCAGCCCCTTGGCGTACTCCAGGGCAGCCTGTTCGCGGCGCTCGGCCTCGCGCATGCGCGCGGTGAGCTTGGAGATGCGCTTTTGGACGTTGTCGTTGACAGCGTCTAGCTCATCTTTGTGCGCCGAGGAGGGCTCCTCTTGCCGGGCGGGGGCCGGTTCAGGAGCAGCATTTTGGGTCTCACCGGAGTCTTCCGGGGGCGAGAAAGTGACGTTGGTGGCCTTCTCGTCCTCCCCAAGGTCAAACTCTAGCTGGTCGTCGTTGGTCACAATTGCCATTTATCACCTCACATGTGCAGGATGTCTTCTGGGTTTTTGATCGTCGCTAGGATTTCATCGTCATTGAGGATGCGGATTTCTCCGCCATCAATAGCCATGCGGGCTCCCGCGTACCGACCAAAAATAATCCAATCCCCCTCTTGACACCAAGGGCCGCCGGGGAATTTTGCTTCGTCCTTGTAGGCCAACGGGCCAACAGACAGGACATAAGCACAAGTGGTAGTGAGCTGCTGGCGCTCAATGGTCTCATTGGCCAGCTCAATGCCCCCTTTAGTGCGGCGCGCGCCCGCGTAGGGCAGCACGATGACGCGCCAACCCGTTGGACGGGGCAAGCGCTCTCGCATGCTCTCGGCCTGCTCCATGTGGGCGGCCTTTGCAGCTTCATCCGCGACTTTTTGGGCAGCTTCAGCAGCAGCGGCTGCCGCTGACTCTTCCGCCCACTTCTTCTCCAGTGCAGTTGCTTCCATTTAGGTCCTTTAGAGGTCTTTGTTTTTGGCAAGAATGCCTTTGATCGCATCCTCGACAAACCGATACCCCTCTAGGCGCCCCATAAGAAAGCGGTACTGCTCCATGTCCTTGACGCCGCCGCTCATAAGCATTTGCGCGGTGTCTTCGCGCAGCCTACGAATGGCAACCTGGACATGTTCAGCGAATTCAAGCATGGATTTCTCCGATGAGGCAGACACTTTCCCTGTGCCTGAGAGGGGTGCTGCAATTGTGCAGCAAAACTACGCAATTTTCACCTTATTGAAGGCATCTTTGCGATAAACATAGTGGACACCGGGCGAAAGCTTCTCACTTTTGCCCTTACTGGGGCCTTCCCGCCGGGGGCGCGGAGGCTGCTTGGAGGTTTTGGAAGTCTTGTTGGCGGACGTTCGCGACATGCTGCGCTCCTTGTAGGTCGATATTTGCGTAATCCACGCCGGTCTTGGCTTCCAGCGTAGCCTCTTTCAGGCGCAGATTGGCCTGATCGTCGGCGATGTCCGCCTGGGCCTTCTGGGCGTCCAGGGTAAGGCGAGCCTGATCCACAGCGCCGCGCTGCTGGTCGCGCTTGGCCGACTGATCCAGCTCCTGCTTCTTCAGGGCCACCAGGGGGTCTTCCTGATTGCCAGCCATCTGCTCTTGCATCTGCTTCATGGCCTGGAAGTTCTCAGCGACCTTAATCGCCACCAGTGCTTCGCGCTGCAAGGCCGAGACCATGCGGTCCGGATCGGTGCCGTACTGCTTGAACAGCTCGACTTCCACGTCCTCTTCGGCTTTCAGGCGGATGTGCTCGAAGCAGTGCTTTTGCAGGATGATCGCCACGTTGGGCAGCGACCCCACGATGGGCGACATGCCAAACATCAGGTGCGCCATGATGTGCGCATCGTGCTGCTGACCAGCAAAGGCCTTGAGCGGCGAGCCGTCCAGCGCCTGGGCGTTCTCGCTGGCCGGGTCCTTGGGCTTGTCCACGTTCTGCGTGTTCAGAATCTGGTCGATGTCCCGCACACCAATAGCCTCATACATGCGGCGGTAGGCCTCATACATGTTGTGCATCTGCGGGGCGCTCTGAGCCAGTTGGAGCTGGGTCTGCGCCATGGTGATGCGCTGCGCCACCGAGAAGATGTTGGGGTCCGACACAGGCAGCACATCGATGCGGTCATCGAAGTCGCGGCGCTTGATCGTGCGGCTCTCGCCGGGCACCGAGTAAGGGTACTCATCGGGCAGGTACTCGCCAAAGCCCTCGGCCAGCAGCTTGAACTCGATCTTCTGGCTGTAGTGCAGGCGCTTGTGGATCGAGGACATGACCGCGCTACCTTTTTCCAGCAGCGCAATCGTGGTGCCCACAGCAGCGTTTTGATTGCTGTCGCCCACCTGCATGTCGGTGATCGAAGCCATCCGGCGGCCAGCGTCCACGCAGATGCCCAGCAGTTGCAAGAGCGTCTGGCTCGGCTCCTTGTAGGGCAGGGGCATCAAGGTGGACGCAAGGTCCGCGCCTCCCGCGTCAATGTCGCGGAACTCACCCGGCTGCAGCGGCACATCGTCGTTCATGATGCGCGCGCCCTTGGCTTTGAAGCCCGCCGGCAGGTTGACCAGCGTACCGGCGTCCAGCAGTTGCTGCAGTGCGCCAGTAGCAGTCTTGGTCAGGCCACCGACCAAGTGCAAGAAGCCAAGGCCATAGGAGCCCGGGCCCTGCACGAGCAGGTAGTGGACGTAGTACTGCTTGCAGCGGTACAGCTCGTCGCCCTCTTTCCAGTTGCGGCGCACGCCAACCACTTGGTTGGACACTTCGTCAATCGTGACGATATACGGCAGCTTGATACCAGTGGGCTCGCCGTCCTCATCCTTGTGCTCAAAGCCTGCAAGGTCCAGCTCAATGCTGAACTCCAGCATGGTGATCTCTTCAGGCTCAGTGGTGGCCTGAACACCGGTGGTGCGATCCATCTCTTTTTGGATGGTGCTCTGCGGCGTCTCCGCAGGCGTCGAAGCCTGGGCAGTGTCAAGGTATTGCCCGCGCAGGCACGCCTTGTTGTAGGCGTTGACCGACATGTACACGCGGTGGATGATGCGATCACACTCGCTCATCACCGACGAGCCCTTGTAGGGGATGTACAGGTCATCAGGCGTGATCAGCTTGCTGACCATGCGCTGTCTGTCTTCGTCGAAGTAGACTTTCTTGAACGCCGAGCCGCCGTAGCCCACGTAGAACAGGAGCTGGTCGAACTCGGGCGTGTACTCCTCCATCACCGTGGTGATTTCGTAGTTCATGAAGTCGCGCACGCGGTCCGCCTGCATCAGCTTCTCGCGCGTCTCTTTGCCCAGCACCTGAGTGCGCACAGGACCACCTGCAGGCATCAGCTCCTTGAGCGCCTGCGACTGGAACTGCACAATCGATTCGGTCAGCAGCGGGTGCTGCACGCCAGCGGCGCCCTTGAACGGCTTGGTGCGCTCCTCAAACGAGAAGCCCAGCATCTTCAGGCCCTTGCCGTACTGCTCTTCCCACTCCTTGCGCGAGGACTTGTCCGCCTCGTACATCACCATCAGCTCAGACGACAGGGTCTGCAGCACCGACGGGTCCATCACCTCTGCAAGGTTGGTGTCAAACGGCACCTCCTGATCATCTTCTCCCAGCGTCACATCAACACTGCCCGTCTCCGGGTCGAACGCAATCTCGATGTCAGGCAAGTCCTCGACAGCGATGTCTTCGACTTGTACGTCCAAGTTGCCGGAGGGCAGGTCGTTGTTTTTCTCGATGGGCATGTCTAGTCCTTACAGATACTTGCGGTTGTCGTCGCGGTGGCGCTCAACCATGCCGCCATGGGCCATCTTCTCAACGCCAAGAACATCGTCTAGCGCTTCCTGTAGCAGTCGAGGGCCATCTTCCTTGACTATAAACCGAGAGCCTTCGTTTTTCTCGATGATGCGGGCCCGAACTTTATTCATTGCCTCCATGAACGACATGGGGCCACCGGTAGCACCAAGAGGGCGCGCGGCGCCGGTATCAAACCGAGTTGACACGGCGTTGTAGACGTCCAGCGCAGAGCTGTCCGTCATGTTGATACCGTCTAGGTTCGATACGTCCTGAATGTTCCGCTGTGCAGCAAGCTTTTTGATGTAGTTTTGAATTGCGGGAAGAGCGGGGGAGTCTTTCAGGTCCAAGGAATTTCCAAATCCCTTGAGCTCCGTGATGCTTACAGTAGGGGGGTTTAGCCGCGCCCAATCCGAATACTCGGAAGTTGCTGCAACATCCCCATACCGGCCAACCTGAGGGTTCCTGGCCGTAAAGGCGTCATACTCTGCGTCATTCATGGTGTTCAGGAAACTCTCGGGATTTGGCTCCCGTGTGGTAAGCGTCATCTGCACCTTTGGACGGGCCTGCTTGTCCATCATGATGTGCAAGCGGTTCTCGCCGCTGCCGTAGCTCAAGGCATAGTTTGACTGGTTGGTACACCAGCCCCCTGCACATCCAACATCTTGTACAAGGTCCATAAGTTCCGAATTTTGGTCCAGATCGGGCACCTGCACCCACGTGTTGCCGCCTTCCGCCTTGACCGTGTCAATTCTCGGGTTCTTTGTAATCGCCTGTGTGGCGGCTTTTTCACGGGCTCCGTTTTCCCATTTGGTAAACGCTGCAACACGCTCAGATGCCTGAGCAGGGGACAAGCCTTTAAACGCTTCGTCCGAGAACTGGAGTTCTTTCGGGATAGGCACGCCTTGTCCATACGCCCGGAAAACGCCGTTGTTTTCCCTGATTTTTTGGATTGTGGTGACCAATTGAGGGAACTGCAGGCGGTTAGTGACGGCGGCGTCAATCACCTCATAGACGCGGCGCTCAGGCTCGGCGGCTATCTGAGCAGCGGTTTGCGGGCGAAGTCTTTGTTCGCTGCCCACAAAATCCTCAAGGCGGACCGGCTCTACCGCCATATCAACCTGCGCCTCTACAGCCCGGCCGTAAGGCGTGGTTGCCTCGCCCTTTGGATTAAACCCTTCAGCCCTGCGCGTATACGGCAAAATATCCTCTACTCCAGCGATCATGTCGGCCAGGATGGCCGCCCGCTGCTGATTCGGCATAAAGTGAAGAGGGCGCCCTTGTTCGGCTGCCTTGACAAACTGATCATCGGGGGACGCCATGTCCCGGCGCATATAGCGGCCCAGTTTGTCCGTGACCCACTGATCGAGCGCATTATCGCCTCGAGTACCTACCTCGTTCTTCAAGTAATACTCAACCGCATCTATGCGGGGCGGTTGTGTGCCCTCACCTCTAGTGACCCCTTGGCTCCGCTGCCCCGGTGGCCGCACCATCGTGAACTCGCCACCCTTGGGTTTGACGGCATAAGAGGCGCCAGGAGCCGCCAATTCACGGTTGTAGGTCTGGAAATCCTGCAACATTTCCTTGGCCGCGCGCCCCGTAGCCTGTCCAGCGGCCGCCGCAGCCCGCACGGGAGCAGTCGGGTTGACCAAAGCGCCGCCAAGCTGGCTCAGTTCGTAGAAAGCACGGGCCGTTGGCTGCGTCGGGGGCTCCGGACGGATCCCTAAGCGCGTCATCTGCTGCTTAATCCAGTCCGAACCCATAACAGGGGTCGGATTTGTGTACCCAAACGGGCGCATGACCAGCGCTGGCAGGTCCGCAATCGTTCCAACCACGTTATACGGCGTCTCGGAGAGGCCTTGGATGATGGCAGAGTCGATTTCGCCCGGTTTTGTGCTGATATTTCGCCCAATTCCGGACTTTGAAGTCCGAAAAGCGGGGCGAGAAGCCGCTTCAAGCTCCTCCGGAGTTGGTTCGACCGCTCCGCCGTCCTTATAACCCATGATTTTCTTGAAAAACACGGGAATTCTTTCAATTCCAGTGGGCCTTTGGCCCACATTTCGTCGTGCAAGGTCCAAAAGAATCTGATATTCCTGCGCCGCAGTGGCATCCACGTGCAGCGGAGCGCTGTCCTGGGAAATCACCCCCGAAAAAGCGCCCACGCCATGGGCCACAATCTCCTCCGGGGACGAGCGATAGTCCCGATTTGCTTTTGCCCACTCAGGATTGAGGCGGCGAGCCAGCTCCGTGCGCTTCTTGCCGCCCTTTCCGACCAGCTTTTCGTAGGCCTCAGAGAACTGAGTGCCCCGCCCCTCGTTCAAGCCCCGCTGTTCGAGGGCCTGCTGCTCCATCTGACGGTCCGCAGCATGCGCCATTTCATGCGCCACGAGCGACGGACCAAAGTTATTCTTGTAGAAATACGCCGGAATCTCATCGCTGATCTTGACGTCGCCGCTGCCAATACCAAACGGGAAACTAGTGAACATGCCATTGATAGTGGGCGGCAAGTATCCCATGCGAATGCTGGGCACCGCATCGCGCGCCTTGAGATACTCTTCTGTTGCGGGGTAGTTTGGGTCTTGGCGCGCGGCGTTGACGATGTCGTTGAGCTGGGCAGCAGCAACCGAACGCCGATTTGCACCTGCTTGATGAAGCCCCATGGAAGGCACTTCATCATCGGCCATCACCGGACCACCATCAGCGCGTTTGATCGGGATGCCGTACTCATTCTTGCCCGTGGTCTTTTCCCGAATGAAGCGCGTCACCGGGTTGGTCTCATACGTGTACGAGGGCAGCGGCGTGTGCGGGGGCAAATCCCGCGCATCCAAGCGCGTCTGGCGCAGGCCGGTCAGCGCATCGTAGACCGCCATCATCTGCGTGTTCGGAAAGAGCTTACGCATCTCCGGATCACGAGTGAGGGACTTGCCCGTGGTCTGCTCCAGCGCCGACAGCGATGCCAACTGCTCATCAAAATACGGCAGCATCGCATCCCGACCATACTTGGCCTTCTCTTCCTTGACGCGCTCGGGCGTCATCTTCAGATAGCCGCTGGTCATCGGCATGCCAAAGAACTGCTCCAACTTCTCGCGGTTACTGGAGACATTGTCCACGAACTGGCGAATCGGAGACCAGTCCTTGTTCATCAAGTAGTACGCCCGGTGCGACTGATCCGTGCGCTTGACATTGGGCCGGCCCAGGATGTCCCCACCCCGGAAATCCATCGAGTGCTCCATCTCGTGCAACAGCGTCTGCTCGCGCTGCGCAGGCGACTGATCGCGAGCGAGCTGCACGATGTCCGGCGCGCGACCATCGACCGCGCCAAAGATGCCCCGGGGCATGTTCACCTCCGCAATGAACACACCAGGATTCATCGCCTCGGCATACGCTTGCTGCGCCTCAGGCGAACGATACGGCTCACGCCCCACCAAAGCATCCGTGCCCTGATGGAACTTGACATCATCGGACACCATCTCCCCACCGCCGGCCATCCGCTGGGGCGCCTGTACAGGCGCGCGGGCCACGAGCGAAGACTCATCCCAATTGATCTGCGCCAGAGCATTCTTGGGTTTGTACTCGGCCAGCATGTCGGCCGCGCTCTTTTCATCCGTGCGGGCCTGCCACTCCTCACGCGAGAGCGGCTGACCATCTTCCTCTTCATCGCCCAAGAACGACAGCGCCAACGCCGCTTGATACCCCGCGCCCATGTTCTGGGCCGCCACCGGTGCAGGAGTTGCACGCTTGGGCGCACCCGCAGCAGGAGCAGGCATCGGGGCCTGAGGCGTGGTCGGCGCAGGTTGGGCCGTGGGCCGCGATCCAGGCATCCCCATCTTCGCATCCAACACCGCAATCAACTCCCTGGCACTCTTGTCCTTGAGCATCGTCGGGTTGGCCTTGATCGCACGCTGCGACAAGAGCTCAGAGACAGGGGTATCCGGGTTGGCTGTGAGTAGTGTCCTTGCACCCTGGGCGCCAAGGAAGTGAGCTGCGTAAAGTTCCGTGGGGCTTGGATCACGGCCAAGCGCATTTTTTAAACTTTTTGTGTTGGACTCCAAAATATTGAGGCCCACACGGATGTTTTCATCCGGGTTGTTCTTCTGCCCGGGCTTTCCACCGAAATCTTTCCACGTCTTATCGACGACCTGAAACAGGCCCTGCGCACTCGAAGTCTTGGCCTTGGCCGACGGGTCCAGCGAACTCTCTACCTGCGCGATCCGCACAGCAATTTCAGGGTCCAGGCCACGGGCCTGCGCTTGTTCGCGGATTTTGTCGATCAGGTCTTGGGCCATGGTCCGAGGTCCTCGGGACGGGAGAATGCTTCCATTGTAGAAGGCCTAGCCATAATACTCAACGGGGCTGCTGTCAATCTCCCGGTCATCTTCCTCGTCAGTATTGAGGCTGATGAAGTTGCCCTGGCGGAACCGGTGCCACGCCATGACAGCGGTATCGACTTGGTCGTCGTTGGCTCCGTTGGGGAAAGCAGCACATTCCTCGACCAGCTCCTCGGCCCACTCCTTGCCCTCTGGGTACCACACCATTCCCGATTCAAGGATCGGGGCGACAGCGTTGGCCCGGCTGATCTTGTCCTGGCCGGTCTTCCTGCCGCCCGGGGCGTACATGGTGACAGGGATGTTCAGGCGCCGAAGTTCCTGCTGCAGCGGGGTTCCCGTTGCCTTGGCCTCGATCAGGACGTTGTCCGGCCGCCAGTATTGGTACTCGTCCTTGGCCACACGTTTGAGCTCCGGGAAGTCCCACCGGCCCTTCCTCACGTTGAGCAGGATCAGGTTTGCCCCAGAGTCAGCGTCGGGGTAAAATACGCCCCAGGTACTGATGACAGAGAAGTCGGCCGTCTCCTTCTTAGAGTAGGCGGTGTCCAGGCATTGCAGGATGTACTCGCAAGACGGGGGCTCGTCGTAGGTCCACTTGCGCCACCAGTTGCGTTTCAAGATTGCACCCTCGTCGTTCGTGGGTTGCTGCTGCCACTGGGCGTTCCACTTCTTCAGGCCAATGGAGAATTTGACCTTCTCCAGCTCGTCGATCTTCCAGTACTCCGGCCAGAGCGGGCGTCCGGATGGGAGAATTGCCGGGAACTCCAGGACCTCCCACTGGTCGGCCTTCAAGTTACTCTGCATCTTCAAGAGGCGGCCGGCCGGGTCGTCCGTCTTCCAGCGGGTGTTGATCAGGATGATCGCGCCGCCCGGCTGCAAACGCTGACGAGGACCGGACTCGTACCACTCCCACGTTTGCTGCATCGCGGTCTCGGAGTTGGCATCCTGTTCGTCCAAGATATCGTCCAGCACGATCACGTCACCGCCTCGGCCCGTCATCGCACCGCCCTTACCAATGAAGAACGCTTCACCGCCTTGGCTCGTGTTCCACCGACCGGCGGCCTTGGAGTCCGCTGACAGGGTCATCTGCGGGAACAACTCGCGGTACTTCTCGTCCTCAGCAAGGTTTCGAATCATCCGGCCAAAGCGCTGCGCAAGTTCCGCCGTGTGCGAGCCGACGATGAGCTTGGCGTCCGGGCGTTTGCCCATGAGGTACGCGGGAAACAGGTAGCTCCCAAGCTGGGACTTGCCGTGCCGGGGAGGCATGGCAATGATCAAGCGCTTGCACTCGCCAGACACGACTCGGTCCAGCGCCTTGGCGATGCGCCGGTGGTGTTCCCCGACCAGCATTTCAGGCCACACGTATTGGCAGAAGTCGATGAAGTTGCCCGTTGCGCGGTCCTGGGCTTCCAGCAATTTCAGCCGGAGCTGCAGCCGCATCATCTCTTCTTCGGCGTCTTGCGGAGTAGTAGGTTGGTATGACATGGGCCAGGTTTCCGAATTTTTATAAATATACCCCTGGTTTGCGATTTAAGAAACAAGGGGGTAGGTCCAGGTTCTCAAAAGGTTTTCCTATGGCAAAAATAGGGCTACGGGGCCGACGCCTCAGCTTCGGCCCGTTTATGGCCCTCCCGGAGTCTCCCTCCGGGCCCTGTGGGCTTTGGGGGCGGCGGCGGGGAGCGGGCTGAGGGCCAGGGCATGCCTGCCCTGGCTGTAGGCTATCGGGGCGCGAGCCCCGATAGCGATAACCGACTTGACAGGGCCGAGGCCCTGTGCTGCATCAGGCCTCGGCCTTTGCTGTTTTCTTGGCGTCGTAGGCTTCGCGGCTGGCCTTGCCCTGGGCCTCGGCCTCGGACTGGGTGACCAGTTGAAGGCTCTCGAGCCGGACCTCGGCGCTGCGGTCCGTAGCGTAGTACACGCTGCGGCCGGCGTCGATGAGGTACTGATAGTCCACCGGGGTGAGGGTGAGCAGGAACCCGGCCAGTGCCTGGATGTCTTTGGTGCTCATGTTGTCGGGGAGCACGAAGCGGTTGCCGTTGATGGTGATGATCTTGGTCATGGTCTCTATCCTTTCTAGGGTTTGCCTGACCGGGGCCCCCCGGTCAGTGCTGCAATTATAGCGGACATTTTGTCCGCTGTGCAAGAACTATTTACAGGCTGATGCTCAGGGACACCTCGTCACGGATCACGCGGCGGACCGTGTCGTAGACCTTATCCCGCAGCGCGTCCGCGACCTCGTTCTCGATGTCCAGGTTGTTCTCCACCCAGGTTTCGATCTTGTCGTCCAGGTCGGCCTCGTCGTTGAGCCACTGGTCGGCGCGCTCGTTGAAGTTGTCATCGGCCCAGGACAGCACACGCTCGTCCACCATCTGGAGGAAGTGCGTGGGAATCGGGGACGGGCCATCGCGCCACTCTTCGAGCGCCGCGATCCGCGAGCGCAGCGCGTCCAGGTGGGCAGCGTCCAGGATGACCGGGGAGGGCTCGGCCTGGGCGGGGGCCTCAGGCCAAAGCTTCGCGGCCGTGTTGACCAGGACCATGAGCGCGGTCATCGCCTGGGGCTTGCCCTCGGGCAGTCGGGCGATAACGTCCATGGCGAAAACCAGGGCTTCTTCGATTGTCTCGCGGTCCGCGAACAAGGTCATGGCGTGGGGCTTAAAGGGGTTCGTCATCTCTATCCTTTCTAATCCGGGGCACCGTGCCCCGGTCCGGCAATTATAGCGGACATTCTGTCCACTGTGAATACCCTACTGCAGCAGGGGGATAAGGGCCACGGCCAACAGATATAGGGCGCACGCCCAGGCGGCGATCGTGCTCATGACTGCCCCCTGCTGGGAAACCCGTCAGGCCCGGTGCGCAGGTAACCGCCCAGGCACTCGCAGCGAAACCCGTCGGAGCAGTCGATCAGCACCACGCCTGCATCCCCATGCGTATCGTCGGCGGTCAGCACCTGCGGCGAACCCGGCCAGCCCACAGTCGGGGCATTCCACACCCCGACGCCCTGGCACCCGTCCACGTCTCCCAGGGCGATCACCTCCTGCACCAGCCGGGCCGTGGCGTAGTCCACGTCCCCCGGGCGGTTCTCCATGCGAGAGGCCAGCCCCCGCACAATCTCCGGCGCACGATATCCGGACCAGTGCCCATACACCACGGGGCCCACGGCCCCTTGTGCTTTTGACAGCACCTGAAACAAAACACGATCACCCATGGCCTCTATCCTTTCTAAACGCCCGGCGCACCACGCGCCGCAGCAGCCACCATTATTCGCCGCCCACGGGCCGCGTCCAATGAATCATTTTTATCGGGGCCCGGGCCCCGATAGCCGGGGGCCACGGCCCCCGGACCACGGTCCAGGCACCCCGGACCGCGCGCCACGCGCCACGTTTTAAGGCGGAAGGCACAGGGACCGGGGGCCAGGTTTACCCTGGCGCAGCTAACCGGGGAATCTGTCCCCAATTTCGCCACGCCTTCGAGGGCACGGGGCCACTCTGTCCCCGATTTCCTGGGCGGTTAAGACAACAGCTCCAGGGCGCGCGATTTCAGGGCAGCACCAGTGCCGAAAAACGCGGATTCGAGGCGGGTGTTCGCGGAGCGGCCGCGCTCATGATCCACCAGCTCAGTAACCGAATTCAGCAGCGCCCAGCGCGTGCCGGCCACGCCAGGGATATCCGAACCGATGGCCTTACGATTCTGGAATAAATCCATGATTCGCTTGTATGCCCTGGACTCGGCCACGTCCAGGGCGCCGGTATGGTACGGGCGCAGCAGCTCGCGCACGAAGATATCCGCATCCGTCGGGGTGATGGTTTCCCCGGCCATGCGGCGCGACTGGATGAGGAACCGGTCCCACGCATCGGCCACGATGCCCAGGTCCTGGCGCACCCGGTCGGCGTCGAATCGCTCGGAGTGCAGCACTCGCACGGTTTGATCCTTCGCGCCGAGGGCGGCCGTGATGGTGTTATTGCATACCACACGAATCGTAGTGAACTTCGCGACCGTGGCCATAGTGCCATCGTAGGACGTGCCCAGCAGCAGATACGGCCGGACGGTATCCCCGCCCAGGATATCGGCGCCGGCGTTGACTTTCGCCAGTGCCCAGATACGGCGGCCGTAACTCAGTGCCCCGGCCGTCTCCATCTCGAACCCGCCA